ACATGGACACAATTACAGATCCAATATTTTCATTTGCAGAAGGCGTACAAATACGTATTCCTAAGAAATCAACACTGTCACAGTATTTAGGAGTCTAGCATGAGTGATAGACTTGGAGAACTTAGTGGATTCGACTTTGATTTTATTGACACCCCGGCAGATGCAAGTGGCGGCGTTGACAATGCAAGGCCTTCTTCACAAAAACAAACCACACAAACACAGCAAGACATTGACACAGCCGACATCATTGAAACAAATCCACTGCATGATTTTGCACCATACAACTACAACATTACCTTAAGTTGTGTTTCCAAAGAGGACTTTAACAATGGAACAGACACTCCTGGAGTTGTTATAGCCAAGTCAGCAGGCAAAGGCAAAACAGGTCCATCTCCTCTTGACAAAGATTTTTATATTGATAATCTGGTCATTAGAAACACAGTGTCGCCAACACAACAGGGAGGCACTGGCACAGTGTTCCAAGTGTTGTTTGAAATCACAGAACCATTTGGACTATCATTTATTGATGCGTTAATACTAGCGGCCGACAAACAAAAATATAGCAACCATTTGAAAGCTGTGTATCTACTTACAATTGACTTTTTTGGCATAAATGATAAAGGTAAGCCGTCTGCGGCCCCTATATCCAGAACATCAAGAGAAATACCAATACACATTTATTCAGTAGAATTAAATGTAGATGCCGGTGTAACCACCTATGCAATACAGGCAGTGCCTGCCACAATGTTAGCGTTCACTGATGTACACGGTCGGACAAAAGAGGCATATAGCGTGACTGGCGATACAGTAGAAGAAGTATTGAATAATTTTTTTGATGCAATCACACGTACACAAGCATCATTTAAAAATGAAGGCAAAGTCACACTTGCTGATGAATATGTGCTAGACACAAGCCAGTCAACAAATATCATTAAAACTAAAATTGGATATGACAAACTTAAAAATGATTCAAAAAATATTTTTAATTATTCAAACCTTAAATCAAGACCTGGCCGATCACAAAGGGCGATAAACATTCCAAAAAACACTAGTATACAAGCTTTCGTGGAAGCACTACTAAGAGAAAGTGCATTTTATAAAGATCAATTTTATCCTAACCTTATTCCTAAGCAAGACAAATTGTTTATTATGAGATTGTTTACCCAACTTGAACTAAAAGAACTTGATAACGGGAATAACAGGCCACAGTATGTTTTCAAATATATTTTGCGTGAACAAGAAGTTACCTCGGCTTACTTTACAAAAACTGCGTCAGCTTTCGATAAAAATTATAAGTCAGTGCGTTCCTATGATTATTTGTACACTGGAAAAAATGCAGATGTTTTACAGTTTGATATCACATATAAATTTGCATTTTACGAAGCCATTCAATACACAGCCAAAGACAATGATGAAGAAACATCAAACATTGACGGACAGGCAAGCGATCCAACACAAGATCAAAAAGGAGGATCTGGAAAAGGCATCACACAAGTTACTAAAGAGCCGGAAAATTCAAAATACAATGACGCTTTTCAATTGTCAGTCAATAAAGAAAATGGTGAAATAGGCAGGATATTCCAGCAAATTATTGAGGACCCAAGTGCAGACTTATTGGTAACAACTTTGGAAATAATAGGCGATCCTTTATGGATCAGTCAAAAAGGAGTAACAAATAAATCTTTCAGAGACTCATTTGTGGAGGATTCTCCTAACATTGACGATAATGGAGCAGTCATTGGTGACGACTCCGAAGTATACATTGACTTTAATTTTAGGACTCCTGAAGATCTTAATGACGACACAGGATTGTTTTTTAATGACAGAAGAGCAACCTTTTCAGGAAAATACAAAGTGTTTTTGTGTGCAAATAGATTTGCTGGTGGCGTATTTACAAATGAACTTGAGATGGTCAGAATGCGTTTTCAAGAAGATGATGAACAACTTAGTGGAGGCCCCATAGTAGATGATGCAGGAACGATTCAAATAGACGAGTCCACAACAACAACAGTATCAGGAGACACTACAATTGCAACTGATAATACAACTGGAAACATTATAATAACAGAATTGGGTGCTGATACTTCATTGCCACCACAACTGGAGCCTTTGTCCGAGGTTGGCAAAGGAGGACCTGATCCTAACAATTTATTCAACCCTAATCCTAAGACTGTGCTTGAAAACGATTTAAATAGATTACTCCAAGAAAAGGAAAGATCAAGGTTAGATTAATATGGCGGATAACAAACGCACAGCATCTTCGATAGTTGAAAGACGTATTGAACAATTCCCAGGCCCTTATGTGGCATATGTCAAAAATCCAACTGACCTTAACCGCATGGGAAGATTATTTGTGCATATTCCTTCATTGCATGGAGTGTATGACGAAACAAACAAAGACATTGAAAACCAACTCATAGGTGTAAGTTATTGTTCGCCTTTTGCTGGACAAACACCTTTGAGAGAAACAAATAGTGCAAACAGAGAATTTATCAACACACAAAAATCATATGGATTTTGGATGGTACCACCAGACATAGACACCAAAGTCCTAGTTATGTTTGCTGATGGCAATATTAATTCAGGCTTTTGGATGGGATGTGTGTATGAAGATTTTATTAACCACATGACGCCAGGTATAGGAGCAAGCGGCAAATATGTTGGCACATCAGATGAAATAGAAACTTATAGCACATTAGGACTGGATCAAGTCCCGGTAACAGAAGTTCAACGAAAAGCGGAGACACAAAATCTTGGCAGACTAAACACAGACCCTAGACAAGATAACGCTTATCCGGTAAGGCCAGCTCATACTCCGTCTAGTCAGACACTCATTGACCAAGGACTAATCACTGATGATGTACGAGGCACCACATCTTCATCAGCAAGGCGCGAAACTCCTTCTCAAGTGTTTGGTATATCAACGCCAGGACCAATTGACTTTGATGGACAAAAAACACCACCACGTGAATCTATCAACAGACATGGAAAAATTTACAGTGATTCGGATGATGAATTTGCATTCAACAATGTTGCCCACTCAAGATTAGGTGGCAACACATTTGTCATGGATGATGGTACGCCTGTCAAACGCCAAGGCACCACAAATGCAACAGACATTGAAAATGAACTTATTAGATTAAGAACAAGGTCAGGCGCACAAGTATTATTGCACAATTCCAAAGATGTTGTGTACATTATAAACAATTCAGGTACAGCATGGATAGAATTTACTCAAGATGGAAAAATAGATGTGTACGCAAAAGACTCAGTTAGTATACACACAGAAAATGATATGAACTTTCGTGCAGACAGAGACATCAACATTGAAGCAGGGCGAAATGTTAATATCAAAGCAATCAAGTCTGCAGGAGCACCTGGTCAGGATTCAGGTGGTAGAGTGCATATTGATGCTGGAGCGAATTATGAACTTGTGATTGGCACAGATGGATTAATCAAGGCAGGAGCAAATATTAAAACATTTGCTGGTACAGACTTCAATGTAAACACAGGCAATGAAATACATTTTAACACATCAGGCAAAGTGTCAAGTTCAGTTGTAAGCAGTTTAGACACACATGGTACATCAAGCATCACATCTATAATGAAGCGTATTCCAACTGCGGAACCTTGGACCGAACACGAAGACAAAAAGCGTGATGATGTATCCGCAACAAAAACAGATAGAGAGATACAATAATGCCAGGAATAGTCAGAGTCGGAACAGATACACACGTTGGCCACGCTTCTCCAACCCCAAATCCATTTCATCAAACCTCCTATGCAACAGGTGCCGCGAAAGTTTTTGTTAATGGCGCCAATGCTGTCAGGATAGGAGACACCACAGCATGTGGAGATCCAGCGGCGGCTGGTTCCAGTGATGTATTTGCTGAGGGCCTTGGAGTCCATAGAGTGGGAGATGCCACCGGTGGACATGGTTCTTGGGTGCCCAATTCCGCAAGTAGTGGATCAGGAGATGTAAAAGCAAATGGCTAATCCAGACTACGCAACACTGTTGGCACAGATAGGCGCAGAAGATGATTCCACCGACAAACAGGCATTGATTGATCAGTGCTATGTGTTTGAAACCACACCCACAGCAACAGAACAAAACTTATTCAACTACATGGACGTGGACTATGTAGAAGACAATCCAGGCAATGCAGATGACTCATCCTTTTCTGCATATGCAGGAGTTTATTTCAACAATGATGGAGAATCAACATGACACTAACAAAACGTATAACCAAAGGGTCATCTCTGACCTACACAGAACTGGATGGCAATTTTACACATCTAGGCGGAGATGGCACATATCAATTTCCTTCAACTGATGGCACCGCTGGCCATGTCCTAACTACAAATGGTTCAGGCGCACTTAGTTTTACAAATCTCTCAAGCACCCCACTTGTTTTCAGTGTGCAGAATCTCTCTGGTCCCGGCGCAATTAGTTTGACTGAAACAGTGACATTCATCACCACAACAGGGACAGATGCTTACTCATTGGCAGATGGCACAGAAGGGCAACTCAAGATAATCATAATGAAGGGGGATGGTGGCAATGGCACACTTACTCCAGATAATCTTGTGGGATTCACAGCTATAAGATTCACTGATGTCAATAATTCAGCTGTATTGATGTCTGGATCCACTGGCTGGAACATAATAGCACTACAACAGGCAACAAGAATATAACAGGTAGTAAATACAACAAATGGCAGTAGTATCATACAAAGATTTAAAAAGGACAAAAGTCACACAAAAGACTCAAGTGTTCAGTGGATTTTCAACACAGGGTAGAGAATTCAAAGATCCTAAATTGTATGATATTCAGTTGGTCAAACAGGATCTTCTAAATCATTTCAACATACGCAAAGGTGAAAAGTTGGAAAATCCAGAATTTGGTACAAACATTTACGCATACATTTTTGATCCATTGGATCAAGATACCAAAAACCTTATTATCCAGGAAATAGAAGATGTTGTTAACTATGATCCAAGAGTGCAACTTGATCAGGTTGAGGTCGATGAATTTGAACATGGTGTGCAAGTAAGAATATCACTATTGTACATTGGCTACGGCATCGGCGAAAAACTTGATCTTTTATTTGATAATCAGCAAGGATTATTGACTGGTCCATCATCATTCTATCCTGCAAACACAACAAATTAAAGTAGCATTTAATTTTATCTATAAATAATTGCAATGGCATCAACCAATCGTCAAAACTCTTTACTTGCCACAAGAGCCTGGCAACGAATTTACAGGACCTTTCAGCAAGCAGACTTCAAATCATATGATTTCGACACCATAAGGCGCACATTAATTGATTATATTAAACTTAACTATGCAGAGTCATTCAACGATTTTATTGAGTCCTCTGAATACATTGCATTGATTGACTTGATAGCTTATGTGGCGCAGTCTATATCATATAGAGTTGACCTCAACGCACGAGAAAATTTTATTGATCTTGCTGAACGTAAAGAATCTGTACTGAGATTAGCAAGGCTAATATCATATCAGCCAAAAAGAAATATTGCTGGTGCAGGCTTCCTTAAAATTGATTCCATATCAACCACTGAATCTGTGTTTGATTCATCAGGCAACAACTTGGCCAACACTGCAATATTATGGAGTGATGTTACAAATGACAACTGGCAAGAACAATTTAATGCTGTGTTGAACGCGGCACTGCCACGAGAACAATTTGTAGGCAAACCAGCGGCTAAGGACACCATTGGAGGTGTACCAACTGAACAATACAAAATTAATGGCAGTAATCTATCTGAACCAATTTTCCCATTTTCGAAAAATATAAATGGGATCAATATGGATTTTGAGATTGTTCCTGCCTCATTCACAGGTGAATCATTCATATATGAAGAAGCGCCTATACCAGGCAACTCCTTGAGCCTTATATACAAAAATGATAGCAAAGGATTTCAATCAAACAATTCTGGATATTTTATACACTTTAGACAAGGAACAACCAACACACAAGATTTTTCAGTAACAAATTCTTCTCCTAATACAATTGTATCAATCACTGAAAATAATATTAACAATGACGATGTATTTTTGTTTAAACTAGATCAAAACAATTTAATTGAACAAAGATGGACCAAAGTACCAGCTATCACAGGAAACAACATAATTTACAATTCATTAGAAAATAACATCAACAATCAGTTTGCTGTTGTGACAAAAACAAATGATCAAATTGACCTTGTATTTTCAGATGGAGTTTATGGCACACTGCCACAAGGAAATTTTAGATGTGCATTTAGGCAAAGCAATGGATTAAGTTATTTTATTCAGCCTACTGACATGCAAAGTGTATCGACAAATGTTGAATATGTTTCAAGAAATGGACAAACAAATACACTAACAATAACAGCGTCATTAAAAAGCACTGTATCAAACGCATCTGCATCTGAGTCAGTAGCGGATATTAAAACACAAGCACCACAAAGTTATTATACAAACAACAGATTGGTAACGCCCGAAGACTATCAGATTGTTCCTAAAATACAAAATCCATCTGTGGCAAAAATAAAATCGCAAGTAAGAACATCATCAGGCGTGTCAAGATTTTTAGACATTGTTGATCCAACTGGAGTATATTCACAAACAGACTTGGTGGCAGACGACGGTATGTTGTATCAAGAAGAAGACACAGAATCCTTTGATTTTCAATTTTCAACCAATGATGATATTAACAAAGTAATTGTTAACCA